TTCTTCCTTCTCACGGAATGCCCGCTCCTTTTCGCGGCGCTCGTCGTGCCACACCTTTTTCATCTGGGAAAGGCGCTTCTTAACCTTTTCGGAGTACTCCTCAAGGTCATCCTTTTCCAGTTCGTCCACTACCTCTTTGGGTAGCGGCTTGCGGCCACGATCTTCTGGCGGGGTATCGTCTTCAACCTGAATCTCAAATTCAGGTTCTTTTTCGGCTTTTTCAGCCGGTGTTTCCTGCTCTACTTCGTCAGGAAACTTAAATTCATCTCTATCAGCCATAACTATCTCTCCTTATGCGCGACGGATTCCACGGGGGTCTTCAACCACCGCTTCTACCGTGTCGTCGTTGATGATGCGGAACTCACGACCGTGGATAACCACGCGAGTGCCCGAGTACGGACGGGTGAGGACAAAGTCGCCTTCTTTGCACCACGGCCCAGTGGGGAACCGAGCCTCGTCCTTGTAGCAGAGGTCGCCCATCTTGATGACGAACAGAACCACGGTGGTCTGCTCTTCAGTTCGGACGGTGTTGTCTGCCTTGATGATGCCGCCTTCAAACTCCTCTTCTACGTGCGGAACCGCACACAGCATTCGGTAGCCTTTCGGGTCGGGCAGGAGCTTGGCCTTGGCAGCCTCTTCCTGTGTCTTCTCTACGTCGATGTTGCTCATTCTTCTTCCATCCTTTTTGCAAGGTCTTTGATATAGCCGGTTGCGAGGTCGAGACCCTGTAACGCCCCGCATAGCCTTTTGTACTCACCTTCAGCCAATTTGCCTTGGATCAGGTTTTCCACGATCAATGTGCGCTCCTCCTTGAGTTTGGTCTCAAGGTATTCCAGAGCGTTTGAATAGCTCACTTAGTCCTCCTTTTTCTTGGGTTGCTCCGAGTTCTTTTGCATGGATTGACGCTGCATATCAGCAGCATCCTGCGCCTTGCCGATCTCCAGCCCGAGTCGGACACCCTCCATCTGCTGCTTGGCAGAGAGGGCGGCCTTGTCTTTCTGGATATCCACGCCAAGTCGTGCGGCTTCAAGCTGCTGTCGGCCAGAGATTTCGGCTTTGCGAAGCTCCAACTCGTCTGCCTTGGCAGCGGCGTCCATGATGTCTTTCTGCTTTTTGCGCTCGATTTCGGCTTGCTGGACCTGTGAGTCCATCTGCATCTGCTGCGCTTTCGTTTGCGCCTGAAGCTGCTTGATCTGCAAGTCCATCATCTGCATCTGCACCAGCGGATCTTGAGCCTGCTGCTGGGCCTGCTGAGCCTGCATCTCGGCCTTGTCCTTCTGGAGTACACGTGCTGCCGCAGCGGCGGCAACCTGCGAGAGTTGAACCTCGACCTCGGGTGAAAGGTCGTATTCGTCTCGGTCGTCTTGCGGAAGCGGCGGGAGGCTGGCCCCCAACTGCTTCTCGATCTCGCGGCGATACTGAAACGCCATGTGCTCCATGATGTGCGCTTGCAGTGATGCCGTAATCTGCTGAGCCATCGGGTTTTGACCGATCTGCTGAGCAATCTTGGGATCTTGACCCAACGCCACGTGTGCAGCGATGTGAGCCTCGTGATCTTGGTAGATAAACGCTTTGACAGGCTTGCCCGTCATTACGTCCATGTTCTCGGTGATGGGGTCGCGTGGCTTGGCATCCTGCGGCAACGGCACGATGCGATCCGCATTTCTCACGCCCAGCGTCTCGATCATCTGCCTGTGTAGATACGGCAGGTCATAAAGCTGCGGCGCTGTTTGAGATAGCTGAAGCACTGCTTGGTACTGCACCACCTTCTGCGACATCGTCGACGCATTCGGGTCAGATACCGGGATGACATCTACATCATCGTAGTCAGCCTTCTTGGCCTTGCGATCACCGACTTCTGGCTCGTAGGTGTATTCATCTGGCGTGTTGTCTCGGATGATGCCTGCGAGGAGCTTGAACTCCTGTTTCATCGCGTAGTACACGCGAGCCTGCACGGCGGTCATGACCTTGAGAACACGCTCCAGCACTGCCAGAGTAGTGCCGACCGGAGCTTGCGACGACATGTCGCTGATCTTGAGATCCGACACCGCAGCAAAACGGCGTCCTTCCTCGACCACTCGGTCCATCAACGAAGCAAGAGTCTGGCTCGGCTCCTTGTACGGCAGTGGCAGGATGTTGTCGCGGATCGCGCCTGACGGAATATCTACGTCTCGGAACTCGCCCGGAGCGATTGGAGTATCGTCTCCTTTAATTCGTAGTCCTCTAGACTTGAGTCCACCGGGGAGATTACTGAGGGTTCCTGCGTCAATAAGTTGGCGAAGCAGTGACGTTGCAGCCTTACTGTGTCCCCCGATAAGGTGAATAAGTCCGAAGTAGTAAAATCCAAATCCCGGTATGTATCCGTAATGGACAAAGTGCTGTCGTCTTTCTTTGAGCTTGTCATCTTCCCTCCAGTTCCGCCGAATGGCCAGAACGGTGCCGGTGCCTTTCTCGATGGTTACTACGTATGGAAGGGCTATCCCAGTCTCATGGTTGTCTTTGTCAACGTCCGGGTATCCCGGCAAGTCGATGTTGACGTGCATCTCAAGAAGCTGGAACCGGTCGTCCATGCTGGCTGAGAACCCTTGGTCCTCTGCCTTCTGCTTCTCAACCTCGTCCATGACGCGCATCGGCTCACCAAGATCCACATCTCGGTAGAACCCGGCGTACTGAAGCTTACGCAGTTCATTCTTCGTCTTACGCATCCGGTGCGTAACACGGTCTGCTGTTTCCAAGTTCGCTGCGCCGTACGGCACAATGATGTCTTCAGCAGAGATATAAATGGCAGTCTGGCGATTGAGTGACGGGTCGAAGTACACCTTCTTGAAGGCGTTACCGGCGAGGGCCAGCGAGAGTAGGAGTCGTTCGTGCTCCGGGCGATACTCCTTCATCACCTCGGTCAGTTGATAATTCATGTCATCAGTGACACGCACTGCCGAGTCACGCTTCTCTTGCGTCTCTTTGCCGATGATCTTGGCTTTGACCGGACCCATCGCCGGGAACACTTCCATGATCGTCTCGGACTGAAACTTGACCGCGCTCTCCATGAGAAGCGGGTGGAACACACCACACGCACCCGGCCACGGCTCCGTCCTTTCCTCGTATCGGATACCGAGGATCTTTAGTCCTTTTACATATGTGTCGAGCCAGTCTTTGCGGCTGGAGAGATCTTGCTCGTAGTTGCCGATCAGTTCTGAAGCGAGGCTCTGAAGCTCTCCTTCGTTCATAAACTCGGCGAGGTTGGCGTCAAAGTCCTCTGCACGTGGCTCGGACTTGACCATCTCAATAACAGCACCGTCCATGCCGATGGACACGCTCTCCGGGTCTTCAATCATGATCTCAATCGCTGGTTCCTCACCTGCGAGAGCTTCAAGACCCAACGGAGCCTGCATTAAACTTTTGTCGACGGCCATTTAAAATCTCCTAGTAATACCCTTCGCGCCTGTGGCTCTTGAACCATTTAGTCGGTTCAGGCTCGTCAGTTGGCAAGCGAATGAACCCTCCCTGACGGAACCGCAGGAGAGCTAATGTGGTGGAGTCCACCAAGTCGTCGTTGCGACCTGATGGGAAATCGTTGCATTCCTCGACCACTTCCCACGCCCAGCGTCGGTCAGGTACCCAGACTATACCTGAAGAAAACAAGTCAGATACGGCGTTAACACGGGATATCTTGTCTTGTCCCTTACTCGGTGTGAACTCTGACAGTGGCACTCCCATACGACGCATCTCCTGATACAGGGCTGCACCGTTGGATTTCTTTTCCACGATGAACGTGTCTGGCTCCCACTCTTTGTACTGCTCCAGCACAAGCTGTTTTAGCTCGGGGAACTCAAGCCGCTCTTTGATACTGTTGAGCAGGATGATGTTGTAGTTCTTGGTCTCCTCGTTGAAGAAGACTCCCCACGTGGTCAGGGCGTTGTAGTCCGACCGGTTGGTTTTTTCCTGCGCGGCGTCGAGCGACATAATAATGTGCTCACAAGGCGGGGGGTTCTCTGGCTCCCACACCTGCCACCATTCTCGTTTGATCAGCGCACCTTCTTCCGAGGTCGGCTGCTGCATGTACTGGGCTTGCCAGTACCGCACGTCCATCGAAGCTTTCTTCGCCAGAAGCTCGTTGATGTCCCAGAACTCTGGCCATAGCGGTTTGTCGTTCAGGATGGCAGGGAACTCCACGACTTCCCACTGATCTGCCTGCTCCTCACGTGTCATGTGGTCCACGATCTTGCCGGTCAGGTCCATCTTCGACCACCTCGTCATCACGACGATGATCGCGCCACCCGGCATTAGTCGTTGAACAGGTCCCGACTGAAACCATTCCCAAGCGGGTTCAAATACGTCAGCTCTTCCTTGCTTGGCTTCCTGTTCAGAATGAGGATCATCAATAATGAATAAATCAGCACCCCGACCAGCCAAGGCACCACCAACGCCAATAGCAAAATACTCACCATTAAAGTTTGTACCCCAGCGAGAAGCACTCTTGCTATCTGCTTGAAGCTCGACATTAGGAAAGATGTCACGGTAGTTCTCCGCTCCCACTAGGTTTCTGACTCTTCTGCCGAAGTTCACCGCCAAGTCTGCGGTATGCGAGGCCATAATGACCTTTTTGTGCGGGTATTTGCCGAGAAACCACGCTGGAGCCAAGTAACTGATCATCTCCGACTTGCCATGACGCGGGGCAATGTTCACGATGACCCGTTTTTTCTTGCCTTCGGCAATTTCTTCAAAGATTTTGGCCAAACGATGATGATGTGGCCCTACTTTGTAGCCGGGATACACGTGTTGAATGAAGTCGAGGAACGATTCCTTGCCTCTGGCCTGCGTCAACTGCTGCTGATACTGCTTTAATAGCTCAGCAACGCGCCGTTTCTCCTTGTCCGGCATCGTCGGCAGGGCTGCCTTGAGTTTTTGCAGGTTTTGCTGGGTTAATTGCACGATTTTTCGTCAATAACCGTGTATTCGATGCCTTCCAGCACCGAGAGAAGCTCTTTCTCGACCTCTTCGATGGGCTTGATGATGTGCGTGACTTCACTACGCTTCTTGAAAGCATCAATTCCGTCTACTTCGCCCAGTGCTTTCAATGCATTGATGCGAGTTTTGAGATCATCGGCCTGCTCAGCCGCTTCAAATAGCTTGTTCACAACGTAGAGTTTGAAGTCCGATAGCTCCTCCACGATCATGTGGTTGTACCGGGCAGCCAACCCTGCATACAGAGCAATGGTTTCGTTCGGATACTTCGTGAAATCAGGTCGTACCTTGGGGTTCTCGACCATCTCCTTGGCCAAACTCACTGCGCTGGCAGCGTCTTCCTCGTTGGGACTGATCGGTTGCCCCGTCAGATCCGAGAAAAACTTGATGGTATTGGCCCGCATCTGAAGCTCGTCTGATGGAGACAAGTCTGGTAGAGCCTCAGCCATGCTAGCCGGGAGGGGTACTGCCTCGTCGATGTCAGGCACGAGTATGTCCATGTCGCGCAATATATAAGAAAAGTGAGCATGGAACCAACAAAATGACGGGGGGGTTTGCTATATCAGGGGGGTGGGGGTCGTTTGGCCAAGTTTTGGAAATGTGGATATCGTTTGTGTGAATTCAAATGTACGTAGGCAGCGCGGGACTCCGAACTGTATAGCGGGGGGCCGGGGGGTAGTGGGGTCTGCCTAGCCCGATTTCTTTGATCGCGTTAAGGCCAGGCTGAATTGTGTTCACCATGTCATCACGTCGTCGAATTCTTTGATCGTGCCTTACAAACTTGTAAGGCGTTGGCCTGATCAGGCCGCACAAGCCCCGTCACATGGTCGCGCTTGACCTATAACCCGGTCTCACCTATACTTGTTTCCGTGATCAGGTGATCACCTACTAACTAACTGAGGAAAACACGATGAAGAGCAAAGCAAGCAAGGCCGCCACTATCCAGAACGTCAAGCGCCTCGCCGCACTGGTGAAACAGGGCTTGAAGGCCGCAGGTAATGAAGAGGCCGCACTGACCGCGCTCCATGCGGAATACATAAAGCCCCTACAGGATGCCGAGGGCTTCATCGCGGAGCCACACAAGGCCGCATTCAAGGCCGTGAGCAAGGCCGTCAAGGTCTACGTTACTGATTGGTACTTGTCCGCACCACGTGTCGTGCAAGGTGTGACCTATGACGTGCCCGCGCTCCGCGCTATGTATGCAACAGGTACAGGCGAGATCTACCGCGCCGCCGATAAAATGATCGGTGTGAAGGTGTGGCGATACGTGAATACCTACGTGAAGCGCAAGCCCGCGACGGGCGCGGCTGGCAAGACCGCACAATTGGCGATGAAGCGGAGCAAGGCCGCGAAGGGTAAGGGCAAGGCCGCGAAGCCCGCGCCGGAATTGTCCGCGCCGCAACTACTCGAACAGCTTATGGCCGCGCTCCGCAAACTCTCGCCACAATCCAGAATTGTTCAGGCGACGGAAGCCCGCAACCAATTGGTCGGTCTAATCGATGAAGCCCGGAGCGAGATCGATCATCAGCCCCGCAAGATCGCGAAGACGATCAAGCCCCGCAAGGCCGTCGCGGTCGAAGCCCCGGCCGCTGTTCAGTAACACAATCCCACATCAGATTGATCATGTTGGCCCCGTCGCGAGACGGGGCTTTTTTTTGTCTCGTGATCGCGTGAGGTCGCGTCAACGAAATGTGAGCGCGATCGGCCGTCAGGCCGCATCGCCGCGAGACCAGTTACTGGCGAAGCCAGTTCCCGAGACCAGTTCCCTCTGCCGCAAGCCCTTCTCCGCCACGTTTTGTGCCACGGAACAAGGTTTGTGCCAGAATTCGACTTGTCTGGAACAAGGTAAGTGCTTGATTTAACTCGAGAAAACGACGTTTGTGCCGGTTGTGCCGGGTTTTGCGAGGCAGGGCGGGGGAAAGCGATGCCAAAAGGCAGACGAGGGGAGGCAGTGCGAATCGTAAACTTCCAAAAGGGGAATCACTCTCTCTCAAATTCTCTGGAACAACGGAACAAACACCCCCTCTGTCTTACTTACTATCTATCTATATATAAACTACTAACTAATAAAATCAATAACTTACTACTACTTCTCTCCTTTTCCTTTCGGCTCGGCTACCCCAAATCCCGTTTCATATATAAAGCCAGCCTGACACAAACCCAGACACAACCGGCACAAAGCCTTACAAACTTGTAAGGCACGGCCAGACCTCGCATTTGACTCATTAGTATAGATTTGTTAACATATCTTCCGTGGTGGACATTCCCACCTCACAGCAACAACGCCTTACAAACTTGTAAGGTACAACAGCGAGGGCATGACGATGAGCAAGGTAAAAACAAGTGAGAGCAACGGCCGCATCATTTACGACGGCCCATCAACGCTAGACGGCGCACCCATCGTGGTGATCGCCATCGGGTTTGGCACAGGCAGCAGCAATCGCAAGACCGGCGACATGATCCAGACCTACATCATCAGGCGTGACCTCGCGCCCATTGCCGCAGCGCAGTCAGGTGCAGACTCGTCCGTGTGTGGTGACTGTGTCCATCGTGGCAGCATCGTGGTGAACAGTGAGGGTGAGTCTCGTAACGTCGGACGTACTTGCTACGTCAATCTCGGGCAGGGTGCGACCTCGGTCTACAACACTTACCTCCGTGGCGGGTATCCCGTGTGGGATGACAATGCAGAACCCCACCTCACCAAAGGTCGCATCGTCAGACTCGGCACATATGGTGACCCGGCTGCTGTGCCTGTTCAGGTGTGGACTAGTTTATTGATGGGTGCGTCAGGTCATACCGGGTACACGCATCAGTGGCGCAACCCCAACATCAAACCCCTGCAACGTTATTGCATGGCATCGGCAGACACGCCAGAGGAATCTCGCACAGCACAGTCACAGGGATGGCGCACATTTCGCGTCGGGCTGCCATCGCATCCCGCTCGGCAAGACAACGAGGCTTTGTGTCCTGCGTCCGCAGAGGCAGGGAAGAAACTCACGTGTGCCCAGTGTCGTGCGTGTGATGGCACAGCCTCATCGCGTCGTGGCTCGGTCTACATCCCGGCACATGGTGGGTTCGCCGTCATGGCCAACATCAAGAAGCGTGACGCAGCGTTGGCTGCGTGAGGCATGGGTTACAAATTTGTAAGGCAGAGGAGAACGAAGATGAGCGAGAGACAGATAGTTTTTACGGTGGAGATGTGGCACGACGACAACGTGCTGATACTTCTCTCCGTCCATAGCACAAGGGAATCTGCACAGGCAGCAGTGCCGCGATACATGGCGGATTACAGACTGGGTGGCAGCGAAAAAGATTACGTCATCAAGTCGTTGCCGTTGGATTGGACGATTTATGAGGAGAATGTGTGATGAGCAAGTGGGAAAACGTTGTGATGAGTGCATGGTTGGATCGTAACAATCCAAAGTCACCGCACTATCACCCGGCCAAGGCAGCGCAGATCGGCAAACGGTTTGCCTCCCTCATCGACCGGGCACAGCGACGGATGACTGCCAAGCACATGGTCGAGCGGTACAAGTATTCGTCATACACGGCATGGGAACGTGCGACAGATCACGCCATCTCTCACCTGTCCACCTCATGGCAGTACCAGTATTGGAAAGACGTGGCCGAAATAATTTCGCAGATGCAGAAGGAGAACGTGCGATGAGCGCAGGGTTTACGTGGAACCACAGAGTTATCCGACATACCGATCCGTGGGGCGACGTGTATTACACGTTTGCCGAGGTGCATTACGACGAGAACGACAAACCCGAGGCATACACAACCGTGTGCATGGTGGGCGATAGTGTTAGTGAAATGCAGCAGTTGGCTGATCGTTTGCTTACCGCAACCGCGCAGCCTGTGTTGGAAGCGGCGATATTTGAACAGGAGGAGCGGCAGAACGTAGCAGGACAGATTGTCGAGCCGCCCAACCGTGACGAGTGGGTCAACTGGGGGAGAAAGTAATCATGCAAACGTTCCTACCATCACCGTCCTACAACGAGTCCGCTCGGCTGTTGGACTACAAAAGACTGGGCAAACAACGTGTTGAGACAAAACAGATTCTGCTTGCCTTGGCCAAAACAAGTGGAGGCTGGGTCAATCACCCGGCTACCAAGATGTGGCGTGGCCACGAGGTGAGTCTCTGCCAGTACGGTGCGGCCATGTGTTGGGAGTGGCAGCGTCGTGGGTACAAGGACACGCTGCATGACTTCTTTGCCGGTGCACTACTGCAATACGAGGAGGACGGTCGCACGTTCATGCCGCCACGTTGGCTAGGTGATGACGCAATCCATGCCTCGCATCGCAGCAACTTGCTACGCAAAGACCCGGTGTTTTACGCACAGTTTGGTTGGAGCGAACCCGCAGACCTGCCCTACATCTGGCCAGTGAATTAATTGAGGTCGAGGCTTGGCCAAGTTTTTATTTTCCGGTTTGACTCATTAGTATACATTTGTTAACATATTAATCGTCGGGTGGTAGCCCGACATGACAACACCCCGCCTTACAAGTTTGTAAGACACAACAGTACAGAGGAGATACAACGATGAGCGTCGAACTTTCGACACCGCAGCACATCACTACGCTGCGAGATTGTGCAGTCCAAGGCAACGTCGAGATCCGTGTGTGGCTCGGCCAGAAGCAGGACGACATGCTGAGCGAAGAGGTCACGGCGTCGAAGGGCGCAGCCTCTGGCAGTGCCAAGGTGCAGAAGAACCTGCTTGCCGGGTGCAAGGAACACGAGGCCATCCTCAAGTACCGCAGCCGCACCTACAACTGGTTCAAAACTAAGTCGTGGCCGTATGTGGGTTCGTCTGGTCTGATCCCGACGTATGACATCGCCAACGTGATGAACGAGTTTGAGAGCACGATCAAGCCTGAGTTTGATCGACTGGTCGATGCGTTTTGTCTTGCATACAACGACATCAAGGCGAACTACGCATTCACCATGCAGGGCAGGATGTACGACCCATCTGATTATCCCGACGTGGAGTTTGTGCGTAGCCGGTTCAGCATCAACTTGTTTGTGCAGAGCATTCCTGAGTCTGACTTTGGTCAGAAGATATCGACCGACATCGCTGCACAGTTGAGTGACCACTACTCGCGTCAGGCTGAGCGGTTCATATCAGAGACGGCGGATCGTCAGTTGGCGCAGTTGTCCAAGGTCATGCAGTCGATCAGCCACTGCTGCGAGGTCGATGTGCGTGAGGGTGAGAACGGTGAGACCAAGGTCACACGTCGTCGGCTACACGAGTCCACGCTAGAGAAGGCCATCGAGTACTGCGATCTGTTCAAACATTTCAACCCGGCCAACGACGAGAAGTTGGAGGGCATCCGTGCTGACCTCGCTCGTGTACTGGGTGGCGTGAACATCAAGGCACTGCGCGATAGCGACTCGCTGCGCGCTACGGTGAAGAGTGATGTCGATGACATCATGAAGAAGTTTGGTCTTTGATTTGTCTGATTGCCTTACAAATTTGTAATACAACTGAGGATTAAACGATGAGCATCAATCTTACGACGACCCTTGATATCGGTGGCGCGGTGCGCCTCATCCAGACGATTGGTCAGTTCGTCACTGCACTGCTGATCTCCGAGCCGGGTGTGGGCAAGTCGAGCGTGTTGCGTCAGTGCGCTATCGAGAACGGCGACAAGTGGCGTGATGTGAAGGACAACTTCCCCGAGGACAAGTACCAGTACATCTACGTCGATGCACCCAACAAGCGTGACGGTGACCTGTTCATGAACATGCCCGAGCGTGACAAGCAGAGCATCGAGCAGTACACCACCTCGCTCATCGACATGAACGACCCGCGACCCAAGATCATCATGATCGACGAGGCTCTCAAGGTATTGAAGTCGATGAAGCCGCTGTTCACTCGCCTGATCTTGGAGCGTTGTGTCGGTGACAAGAAGTTACCTGACGGCAGCATCGTGTTCGCTACGTCCAACAACGTGAGCGACGGGATCAGCGACACCATCGAGGCACACTTTGGTAATCGTATCTGTAAGGTTCACATGCGTAAGCCAACCGCTGAGCAGTGGGCGAATAACTGGGCGACGACCAATGGCATCAGCGCGATCACTCGTGCTTGTGTGGCGATGAACCCGCGAGTCATGGCGAGTTACTTGGACGGCGACTCTGCCAAGGAGAACCCGTACATCTTCAACCCCAAGACCAACCCGGTGACGTTCGTCTCGCCTCGCTCCCTCGCATTGATGGACGTAGCGGTACGCAATCGTACGGTGCTTGGAGAAGATGTGACTCGTGCTGCCATCGAGGGTACTTGTGGTCAGGCATTCGCCAGTCTGCTTGCATCGTTCATCGCACTGGAGAAGGAGTTGGTCGATCCGCGCAAGCCGTTGACCAAGCCAGACGATACGCCACTGCCGACGAACCCTGCTGCGTTGCTCATGCTCATGTACAACATGGCTGACCTCGTGCAGACACAAGAGGACTTGTCGAACGCCATCACCTACGTCAACCGTGTCGAGTCGCGTGAGTTGCAGTCGGTCTTCATGACGATGATCACGGACAACACCCGCACGGCCAAGTTGGGATCGATGAACCCCAAGGTCAAAGATTGGATGGTCAAGAACTACCGGATCGCCCGGTAAGGAGACGGACATGCAGTACGCACACAAGACAACCACGCAGCCCATCGACATCGGTCGGTTGCAGGACAGGCTGACCAAGGCTCACGTCAAACTCATCTCGCACCCTGAGACCACGTTGTATGCAGGTGTGTTTGTGATGGGTCGCAGCGAGATCGTCGAGGGTCTACCCACGGCGGCGACGGATGGCATCAACTGCTTCTACGGTGCTGAGTTCATCGCCAAGCAGAACGATGCTCAGTTGCGGTTCGTCGTGATGCACGAGAAGGGTCACATCTTCCTGCGTCACCTGCCACGCCATCGTGAGTATTGGAAGGAAGACGCCAGACTCGCCAACTGTGCAGCGGACTACGTCATCAACGGGCTGATCATGTCGCTCAATGACAAGACGCTGTGTGAGATGCCGTCATGCGGTGCGCTGTACGACCCCAAGTATGCCAACTGGTCATTCGGTGAGGTGTACCGTGACCTCAAGGATAAGCAGGAGAAGGGTGGCGGTGGTGATATCGGTCAGCCGCTCGATGAGCATGACTTGTCCAAGATAGACGAGTTGTCTCCCGAGCAGGTCAAAGAGATCACCAATCGCATCGAGCAAGCGATTCAGCAGGGCGGCATGTTGGCCGGTAAGTTGGGGCAGAAGGTTCCCCGCAACGTGGCTGACTCGCTCGTGCAGAAGGTGGACTGGGCAGATGTGATGCGTGAGTTTGTCTCGACGCAGACGCAAGGCAGGGACGATGACGTGTCGCTGCGCCGCCTCGACCGACGTTGGCTGACGATGGACATCATCATGCCGACAACGATTGCTGAGACGGTGGGTGAGATTGTGTTCGCGTTCGATACGTCTGGCTCCATCAACGACGAGCAGATCGCGGACGGTGCTGCGGAGATCAAGGCACTCGTCGAGTCTGTGCAGCCTGAGAAGGTGCGCGTGTTGTGGTGGGATCACATGGTGCATACCGAGCAGGTGTTCACGCCTGACCAGTACGGCAGCATCGCTAACTTGCTACGCCCCGAGGGTGGCGGTGGTACGTACGTGTCATCGGTCAGCAAGCACATCCGCGAGGCAGGTATCAAGCCTGAGTGTGTGGTGGTGTTCACTGATGGCTACGTCGAGAGCGAGATCGATTGGGATGGTATGCCGCCGACGTTGTGGGTTGTGACTCGACGCAAGAGTTTCGATCCACCGGTAGGCCGGGTTGTCGAATACAACAACGACTAATCAATACGAGGATACGACGATGGAAAAGTTATTTGTTTCATGGGTTCCGCAGGACGAGCGCATCGCTCTGATGAAGACGGACTTGTATCGC